TGTAGGTATTTAATTTCAATTTCCTTTGGATAATTTAAATAGAAGTTAAATGGTATCTTTTCAGGTAAAGAAGCCCTGCGGAATTCTTGTATAATTTGATATATTATTCTAGATTCATCTGAAGATTTTGGTGTAAATTTAAATGTGTATTCGAATGTTCTCATACCGACACCCTTAAAGAACATCTTTAAGTATGGGTTTTCTGCTTTACCAGAATTAAATGCACCAGCATCACCCAAAATAGATTGTTGTGCCATTGTTTTGCCAATGTCCATAATATCACCAAAAGAAATTTCATTATATGCACTAGATAAAGTATCCAAAAATCCTTCTTGAGCAAAGGTAGTCATTGTATTTCCAATTTTACCAATACCTTTCTGTTCCCACTCAACTTTACCTGGATTTCTTAATGTTGACGGCATATATAAATATATTTCGGAATCATCGTTTGTTTGTTCTTCAGATAATCTCTCAAAAAATTTAAAGTGTACACAAGTTAGCATATCATTTCTAACAGTATGCGGTGAATTTGGATCGGTAGAACTTTTTGGTCTTGCATCGCCCCTCATATATGAAGGATAAGCTAATATTTTTTTATCAGACATTTTTATTCCTATGAAAAATAACTAAATATATTTATGACTTTACAATATACACAAGGAAAATATAAATTAATCAATGAATCTAAATATATTGGAGATAAATCTAATATAGTATTTAGATCATCTTGGGAATTAAAAATGATGAATTGGTGTGATAAAAATGCTTCAGTTTTAAAATGGGGTTCTGAAATACATCCAATACCATATTATTCATCAATAGATAACAAAGTACGTAGATATTTTCCAGATTTCTGGCTATTGATTAGAAATACTGAAGGTATAGAACAGAAAATAATAATTGAAGTTAAACCATATAAAGAAACATTACCACCAACATCACCAAAGAAAATCACTAAGAAAAGTCAAGCTAAATATATTAATGAAAGAATAACTTATGAGAGGAATCAAGATAAGTGGAAGGCAGCAAGAGAATTTGCTATAAAACATAATATGCAATTTAAAATAATGACCGAATACGAACTAGGAATAAAAAAACGTGGAAAATCAACTTAAAAAAATTATTAACACATCAAAAGCAAAAGCTAAAAATGCTACTGCTTGGTTTAATAAAATGATTGATAAAACAATCAAGGGTAAGTCTGAATATAAAACAACCACAACACCTGAAATAGGAGTCATTCATAATTTTGTATATGACGCGAAGCACAAAGATAAACTACCAACATGGGATGCTTTTCCAATATCTATTCCTATTGAATTCTATAATGACGGTTGGTTAGGAATAAATTTACATTATCTACCATTGCGGGAAAGAATGCAATTATTAAAGGCATTGGAAAAAGTTAAAAAAACAACAAGAAATAAAAATACTAGATTTAAATTATCATATAAAATTTTACAAGCTGTTGCGAAAACCAAATTATACGAACCAACATTGCATAGATATTTGACAAAACATATCAAAACAAAATATAACGTTATAGAACTAGATGATGATTATTCAAATATTATTCACTTGCCGGCAGCCCGTTGGGTTGGAAAAAAGCCTTATTAAATTTAAAATGATAAATAATAGAAAACAAAAAGAGGTGATCCGCCAAGATAACACCTCTTTTCTAAACACAATAAACTAATCAGGAGTTTACTATGTCTAATAATATTTATACAAAACCCCACCGGAAGAATCTTGTTAATTATTGGCGTCAATTTATACCTAACTGGGAGATTCCTAAAGGCTTTCATGTTCATCATATAGTACCTAGATGTGCTGGTGGTTCGGATGATGCTAAAAATCTTATAGCACTACATCCAGACGACCATGCTTCAATACATCGTTTAAGAGGTGATATTAAAGAGGGTAATCTTTTAAAAATGTCTGATACTCAATTTAAAAAAGGTCATAAGCCATCTAAAATAACCAGATTAAAAATGTCAAAATCTAGACAAGGAAAAACACCGTGGAATAAAGGGAAAAAACAACAATCAACATCAGGGGATAAAAATCCATCTTTTGTTGGTTATTACCACACACCTTGGGGTAAAGTCGTAAATTGTAAAAATAATTATAATATATCTGTTAAATGTGTAAAGAATTGGTGTAAAAAATCAGAGCATATTATCAATATAAATAATTATAGTAAATCAAAATATCTCAAATCAATAGGTCCAAATGTTATAGGTAAAACATTTAAAGATATTGGATTCTGGTTTGAAGGTAAGAAACCTTATTAGGAGTAAGAAATGGCTTACAATAGTGGAGTTGAAAATTTTGTCAACCAAGTAATAAAATCAAATTCAATAGCAAATCCAAATAGATATTGGGTTGAATTTACTTTTCCATTTATGGGTGATGATTTTCAGGTTTCAGATAATACATCAGAAACACTATTTAATGTTGATAATGCGGCTCAGGTTGATAATTCATTCAATAGAAATGGAGAATTATCAATGATGTGTTCTTCAGTAACAATGCCAGGTAGAAGATTAAATACCAGTGAGCATAAACATGAAAATTATCCAATTACAATACCAAATTCACAAGCATATGATCCAGTATCACTTACTTTTACACTATCGGCTAATTTAAAAGAAAGAAAATATTTCGAATATTGGCAAGAAGTTATTGTTAATACTATTGATGGTACAATGAATTTTTATAATGAGTATGTATCTACAATTAGAATATACCAATTAGATAAGAGTAATAAAGTTACTTATGGTGTTGAACTTAGAGAAGCGTATCCAATTGCTCTTAGTGATATAAACTATTCTTATGCTTCTTCCAATGAAATATTATCATGTACCGTTAATATGTCATATAAATATTGGAATAATATAGATTATAAATCTGATTATTTTTTTAGAAAAGTATCAAATTAATTATGGAGTTAAATTATGTTACCTAAAATCGAAACACCGAAACTTGATCTGGAATTACCAGTAACCGGTAAAAAAATTAAATTTCGCCCATTTCTAGTAAAAGAACAAAAAGTTTTATTACAAGCTCTTGAAATGGGTGATGATGAACAATTAAATAATGCTATTGAAGATATTGCTAGATCATGTACATTTGGAGAAATAAACATTGATGAATTACCACTTGCCGATGTTGAATTTTTAATATTAAATTTAAGAGCAAAATCCGTAGGTGAAAGTGTAGAATTATCATTTAAATGTAATGAGTGTGGTGTAAAGAATCCTGTTGATTTACAACTATCAACCGTAACAGTTGTTAAAGAGCAAATGGATGAGAAAATAATGATTAATGATGATGTTGGTGTGCTTATGAAAATAGCAACATATAAAGATATTAAAGAAGCATCAGAAGAAAAGATGGATATTGATAAAGGATATAAATTAATATTAGCATCAATTGATAAAGTTTTTGATAAGAATCAGATTTATAGTAGAAATGATTTTACTGAAGTTGATCTTTATGAATTTTTAGAAAGTTTACCAACAGAAGCATTCAATAAAATAGAAGATTATGTTGGAAATCAACCACAATTAAAGAAGGATATTAATATTAAGTGTATTAGTTGTGGTGCAGAATCAGAAGTTAAATTAGAGGGATTATCGGATTTTTTAGGGTGATCTTTGGAAAGGGTGAACTTATTTCAATGTATAGAAATAATTTCATGATGATATATCATTTTGGATATTCATTAACCGAGATCGAAAATCTGATTCCCTTTGAATTAAATATTTACACAAATATGTTACTAGATCAATTAAGAAAAGAGGAAGAGGCTAGAAAAAATGGCTGACGTAGGCTTAACGACACTTTTAACCGCTGGTATACTTTCAAGAAGTAGACCTAATCCATTACCCATGCAAAGATATGATGAAAATGCGTATAATGCCGATCTTAATACATCTTTTCAAACGTTGTCAAATCAAGAGGTAATGACACAAAAAATTGAGGAAGTATTACAAAAAAGAAGAATTGAAAATATAAGATCCGGTAAAAATGAGGAACAGGGTGTAAATGATTTACAGTCAAAATGGAAAGATGATAAAATTCTGAATTTTTATAATGATGAATTAAAGGATATGCTTGAGGAATCAAGGAGAGGTGAAACAAAAATGGATGTGAATACCCAGTTGAAAAGACTGGAAGAAACATTGAAGCGTCTTAAAGATTCTTCTATGGATGAAGATATGAAAAAATTCATGGTTATTCAGTATTCACATACACAAAAGTTTTTACAAAGTGAGAAAAAACAAAAAAAGGGAATTGGCGGTGTAGCACTTGAATCAGCTAAAAATCAGATTGGTAATTATCTTGATATGCGAGGATTATTTGCCGGATTAGTAAATAATAATCCATTAGCTATGGCGGCATTTAATATTGGTTCGGATGTAACAAAATCAATTATATCTAGAAGAAGAGAAAGAAAAAAACAACAACAGTCGGATGTTTCAAAAGCAAATATAGTTGAACGTGAAAAATATTCAGAAGAATTAAGTCAAAACTTTGATAGAATTAGAGAATCGGAATTGGAGAGTGCTAGAGGCTCATCTAAAGCAACCAATGAATCTAAAGAAACCGATGAATCAACACCAACAATTGAACCACAATCACCCATTGATTTATCCAATGAAGGTATAGCTGAAGAACAGCAAAAGGAAAAACAGAAAGAACAATCAGAAGAACAAGATAGAGCTAATGATACTATATTTAGGGATGGCTTGTTTGATAGATTGGATAATATAAAAGATTGTTTATGTAAAAAAGAAGAAGGTAATAATACCAGTACTAATATTGAAAATGAAGAAGAGTCCGGTTTTTTTAGTAAATTTAAAACACTTTTCAAGTTTGATGGACTTAAAAAAATACTGGGTGGTTTTTTGGCCAGCGCCGGTGGAATTTTTGGTTTAAAAAATATAAAAAATATTATGAGTACACTTAAAGGTGCACCTAGTAAAATACTGGATGTTGGTAAAAATCTAGTTAAAGGAGCCGGCGGTAAAATATTGGATGTTGGTAAAGGTGCTTTTAATGCCGTTAAAGGTGCACCTAGTAAAATAC